CCTTAGTAACTACTTCCTATTTTTATTTTTGCCCAAAACGTTTAGGACAATATTGCCCTCACGCCCGAGCAAGAGCGGTGGCTGGTCAGACACTACAAGCATACCAAGAATGAAGATGTAATGAGTCGATTGGGTCTATCCCATTCGACTCTCCATCGTTTTGCCCGGGAGCTGGGTTTGAAGAAATCGAAGCAGTTCATGCAGAAATGTGCACAAAATGGAGCTGAAGCCGCATGGGTTGTCAATCGTCGCAATGGCTGGCCACCGAAAGGATACATCATTCTCAAGAGCCGTGAGTATGGCTTTCAGAAGGGCATCACTAGTCTACAACGGCTCGGTCCGGACCGCGAGGCTGAAAGAGTCCGCAAGTCTGCAGAGTCGAGACGCGCGCCCGTCAAGCGTGAGCGGGCGCGGATAGTGTGGGGACTGGAACAGAAGACGAAACTGAAGCTTGTGACTAATCGCAAGAAAATCCAGTACCGTTATGCTCAGCGTCAACATGGCTATGAGATAGGCCGTGGTGAGAGCGAGGCCTACGTGGTGGACGGTACAATACGCTCGGTCAAGGTTGAGACGGAAGCGAGAAAACATGGAATCAGAATAATAGAAGATTGAGAATGGTATTCAAAGAATTGTACGAGAAATTCCGTGCCGATAAGATTCTGGAGACAAAGCCGAGCACAAAGGCTCTGCACGCGCTGAACTGGAAATTGCTGGCTCCCAAAATCGGGGAGAAGAATATATCGGAGTTTGGACGACCGGAAGCCCGCCTCCTGCTGGCTGAATTGCTTGAAAGCGGTTTGAGTCCCAAGACAGCCAAGGATCGCATGGCGTTCATAAAACAGATGTTGCTGTTTGCTGCCACTGTTCTTGAAATCAAGATAAGACCCACCGCATGGGGGCTTAAATATCCCGAAGGCCAGCCACGTAAAATCCAAAGTTTTACGGAATCTGAGATGTTGAGGATTGTCAGACATTCCGTTGACGAGATTAGCGATGGACGCGTTACTTTGCTGCCGGTCCTGCTATCCATTCTGACAGGAATGAGAATTGGCGAGACTCTCGGATTGCAATGGGGCGATATAGACTGGATGCGCAACATCATTAACATCCGTAGGAACGTAGTCAAGGCCTATGACCCGGAAACTAAATCAGACCGATTCTTTGTCGGCACCCCAAAGACGAAACAGGGTTATCGTGAAATCCCCTTATTGCCTACACTCCGTAAGACTCTTAGGACAATTGGCGGTAAATCTCCGGTTAACGACTTTTATGTAGTAGGCAATTCAGACAGTCCGAAAGCGAACAATACAGTTCGGGAGACATATTCCAGATTTCTGAAGAAGTACAATCTCCCTAAAATAAATTTCCACGGTCTTCGCCATACCTACGCTACATTGCTTGTCGAGAGTGGGGGAGATATAAAGACCATATCAACACTTCTCGGCCACTCCAAAGTGTCGTTGACACTTGACCTGTATGTGCATCCGTCAATAGACTCTAAACGAAAGGCCGTCAATAAGGCATTCAGAAAACTGCGTCAAACCACAAATATATAGAATAATTAACCCCAATAACGACTGACTTATGACAAGAGAAGATGCAAGAATGGCGGCTGGAATCATCCTGCCTGGTGTAGTGGGAATCGTGTTCACCATCCTTAAGCTGACCGGAGTTGTAGACTGGTCGTGGTGGTGGGTGACAATGCCCTTATGGGGACCGGTGTCACTGACTGTGCTGCTTGCTCTGGTATTCGTCGGAACGCTGACCTATAAGGCGAGCAAACACTGACACATCATGCGAAGCTTGAACAAATCCCCTCCCTTCGGCACATGAGAGAGAACTAACCGGTCATTCATAACCTCTAAATATTTACCAATGGCAATAACGCTGAACAAATCTGCTATCAAATGCGAAGAGATAGCAATAGCCAGTGGTAGGATAGCACCAAACTCGTCGTCGCGGTCATTGCTTTACGACATATCGAGAAGCTGGCGCGTGTTGCTTGACGCATCTTGCTTCCGTAGCGGCAACCCCGGACCATGGAGCGAACGCGAGGACGCGGCGGCCGAGGTGATTATATCCACTATAACCTATCTTCAGCGCATTGGTTGCAAGAATATCGAGCAGCTGCTCAAGGATACTATCGAGCGGCATATACGACAAGGCGAGTAGGTTTCGGATGGCTATTTTTGATGATGTAAATTTGATGAAGTATGATAGCGAAATTCGAGATAAAGATGTTATCCATCGGCCTCTTGGAATACAACAAGGGGCAACTCAAAGGTCTCCCGAAGAATCCCCGGTTCTTCAGGGACTACCGGTACGAGGCGTTGAAGAAAAGCATAGAGGAATCGCCCGAAATGCTCGATCTGCGCGAGGCCATAGTCTATCCCCTGGACGGTGACCGTTACATCGTGGTGTGCGGAAACCTTAGGCTCCGAGCCTGCAAGGAACTCGGCTTTACTGAGGTGCCGTGCAAGGTCCTTGGCATTGATACTCCGATGAAGAAGCTGCGCGAGTATGCGTCCAAGGACAATGTGATTTCCGGAGAGAATGATTTTGACGTGATGCGCAACTCGTGGGACTGCACCGAGCTGCAGGGCTGGGGCGTTGAGTTCCCTCCGGAGAAGAAGGCCGACGCATTTAAGGAACGGTTTGATTCCATTACGGACGATACGGCCATCTATCCGTTGGTCCCCAAATATGATGAGAAACACGAGCTGTTTATCATTCAGTCCGCTAACGAGGTAGACAGCAACTGGCTACGAGAGCGATTGAACATGCAGCGCATGAAGTCGTACAAGACCGGAAAAGTAAGCAAGAGCAATGTGATTGATATTAAGGATGTGCGGGGCGCCTTGGAGGGGCAGATGGGATGAACAAACTGAAGATAGTGATTCCCTCGCACAAGAGGCACGACCGAGTGTTTGCCAAGAAGCTGGTGAACAATCCCATCATCTGCGTTGCCGAGAGCCAGGCGGACATTTACCGCAAATATAATCCCGAATGCGAGATAGTGACGCATCCCGATAACGTGATTGGCCTTATTCCCAAACGCAACTGGATGGCCCGGCACTTCGGCGACCTGATGATGCTCGATGATGACGTTCACGCAGTAAAAAAGCTGTGCGTGGAGAAAGGGGAGCCTGGTGTGGTACGAGACCCCGACGAGATTACCCACATAATCGAATCGTTGTACGAACTGGCCTGTATGCTTGACGTCCATCTGTTCGGTTTCACCTCGGCCATATCGCCTGTGATGTACAATGAGTGGGGATATTACTCACTGTCTAAGATGATCACCGGCTGTGCTTACGGAGTGAGGTATAACAAGAATGTGTGGTGGAACGAGGAAATCCGATTGAAGGAAGACTTCTGGATATCCTGCTATATGAAGTACAAGGAGCGCAAGGTTCTGACAGATCTGCGCTATAACTTCGCGCAGAAAGGTACGTTCGTCAATGCCGGAGGGCTGGCCGCTTTCCGTAATCAGGATGAGGAACGGCGTTCAATTCTGTTCATAAGAAAGAATTTCGGTGACAGTATCATCCTTAAGGGTGCCACCAACAATGGCAAAGACAAGACCGTGCAAAAGGTCGAATACAACATAGCGTGTAAGTTCAAATTCTGACTTACGGGCTGTCGAAAAATGGCGATAAAATGGCGGTCAATCTGATTGCAAATATCGTTATTGTCGGCTACCTTTACAGTATCAAAGCTTATAAAGACAGTGAGTTATGATAATAAGAACGATAAATGGCTATGACTTTTTCGAGGTCAGTTCGGCCATGCAGAAAGCCATAAGGAGAGGCGATGCCCGCGTTGCCGGATTCTTCGCATTGGAGCTGTGGCATTCCGGCTTCCGCGACTATGTATGGAAGCGGCTCTACACTATCAGTGCCGAGGATTGCTACGGCCTTATTACCTCGGAGATAGAAGCTCTTTGGCAAGGACATGAATTAGTCAACAAAAACAAGACTGAGCCGAAGGGCCGAATCTTCGTCAGCAAAGCGGTTTTGCTCCTGTGTGAGTGCCGCAAATGTCGTGATGCCGACCATCTGCAAAATCTTGTCTACGATCGCAACGACATTGACGTAGAGATGTGGATTGACGATGTACGGAGACACCCGATCGCCATCCCTGACTATACATACGATGTCCACACCAGAAAGGGCAAGAAGCAGGGACGGACTAAAGCGGAGTTCTTCAGTGAGGAATACGAGGCGTTGCAGCCTCGGGAACCTGGGCTGTTCGACGACCTCGTTCCTCCACCACCTAAAAATCTTTTCGACGGTTCGGACTCTTAGTCCGGGCCGTTCCAATTATTAACCCCAAACAATTCTGACAAAATGGATTTTGGTAAAGCAATCGAAGCCCTTAAAGCGGGCAAGAAAGTGGCCAGACACGGATGGAACGGCAAGAATATGTTCCTTTGGCTGAAACCTGCCGCAATGGTAAAAGCAGAGTGGTGCAAGGACCCTATGCTGAAGCGTCTCGCAGAAGAGGCCGGAGGCGAAATCCCGGCACTCGGTACCATCTGTATGTTCACCGCCAAGGGTGAGATACTCAGTGGCTGGCTCGCTTCTCAGACCGACATGCTGTCTGAGGACTGGATGATTATCTACGAAGGAACAGACTGATAAGATATGCAGCTACCACCTTTAGACAAAGGACTGCTGGCAAAGATGGGTATCGCTCCTGATGCGGTACCCATCATCCCGGCGCCGTCAGAGACTTTCGGCATCCACATTAAGCATCCACACCCGCAGACACAAAAGGCACTCACGTCCGATGAGTGCGTCAAGTTATTTGGAGCGAGAGAGGCAGTTCTGATGAACTTCATTCCGCAAATGCTTACCGCCCTCGCATTGGAGCAGGCCGAGGCATTTATCAAGTATTGTCGGGACAACCGACTATCTGAATACAAGCGGCACAACCGGGAGATGCGCAAGTGCATCGACGAGTATAACTTTGAACTCCGTAAGAGTTATGGCCGTGCATGGTACTCCTATCAGAACTATCTGGAGCGGTTGCGCAAGAGCGTTGAATTAGACTTGTTCAAGTGCTGGTGTACGTTCACCAACGAGGCCGCCCGGCAGTATGTCGGCCACCCTCATAAAGAGATTCCGGTGCGTGTGGCCCTCGTCAGGATGATACTCACTTTCGTTGAGGACTTCGACAAGAACATGGATAAAGTCATTGCCAAGCGCATCAACAAGCCGTGCAGTCGCAAACAAGACCCATTCTGCTTCCTCATATCTGTGCTGTGTATGGATATTGCCGAGAGTTTCGGCCACACCATGAAGATTACCGACACAATGGCGCTCTGTGTAAAAGTTCTCGCCAACCGGTGCCATAGCATTGTCGATGTTATCATGGCCGAAGAAGATGCCGCCGATAGTGCCAAGTCTTGACACTAATTGACAAACGTTAAGGTGTAAAAATGGTGGCCAATCTGATTGAAAAACCAGTTTTGGTGCCCTAACTTTACAGGTGTAAGGGAGATACAAAAACCTTACATAACAACAAAGTCAAACCAATAAAACCACCAAAGAGATGAAAACTATATCTGACCTCAACGCAATAATTCCCACCATCAGCGAAGCCCTTGTCGCAAATAACCACGAGATTGGCGAGACCAACGAATTCATCTATGACGAGGATGGCTGGTACGTGGAAATCACTTATTCGACAGATGGAGAGTATTACAATGAGGATGGCGACTATTCCACGCCCTCTTGTTACGAACTAAAACGTGCATGGGGTGAAGTGATTGACCTTGGCGCCTCCTATTCCGATGAGGATGGCAACGAGGTTGAGTTCAGCAATCGTGACCTTAAAACTCTCAGGAGTGCGCTTAACGAAGCGCTTAAGGACATTTAAGCTAAACCTGTTAAATCATAAAGAAAAGATTATGAAAGATATGAATGAGGATTTTGTATCATATCAAATGGCAATGTCTTTTAAGGAAGCAGGGTTCAATGAAACGTCGCTTGGCAAATATGTTGATTGTCCGAATGACCCAACTCTGTTTTACGGAATGCTATATGAACCGTGGAATCTTGATAAAAATGAAATACTTGCCCCCTCATTATGGCAGGCAGCCAAATGGCTACGCGATGCACAAGGCATTGCAATCAACGTCATAGCACATGATGCGAGCCAGTATTGTTGTCAATTTAAGTGCTTACCAAATTGCAAGCTAAAACAAAACCCCAATATTGGCTATTATTCCGCACCAAAAGCCACCGAAATGGTTGAGAGTTATGAAAAGGCTCTTGTAGCAGGACTTTTCATGGCGATAAATATGGCTAAGGATGGTATAGACACATCCAGTAAAGAATTGAATGAAGACGAAGAAACTCTTGCAAGCTATTATGATGGCTGCACAAATTGTCATGCCTATGATATGGGTGGCAGACTGTTTGGCAGAATTGTGATAGAGTTTAACTATGATGGTAATAGTAATGATACCCGTGTTATAGATGCTGATCTAAAACATATCGGATATGATCCCTGGGATGAATAAAATTCACCTCTAAAACCGAGAAAGATGAACGAACGGATACAAAACGCCTTATATCGGCTCAAAGAGTCGATAGCAGAACTTGAAAGGCTTGGAAATTAAGAGAAAGAGTATGAATGTATGGGTTAACTACCGCGATGGCGGATATTCGGGAGGTATGATATTGGCTGCCGCTAACTCCGCTGAAGAAGCACATAAGGTGTTCCATGCCGATGAAAACTACAAATGGATGTGGGATGACTTTAGATGGTGTAATGGTGGTATTGAGGATTATTATTACCATCCCGATGGATGGAAACTCATGCCGGTGCTTGAAGCTAACGTGGATAAACCACAGGTGCTAGCACAGGCTGGATATACCGAGTAAAAATAACCCTCCCAATCCCGCTTATTCCGACAACGGGATACAAGGATAAGAGTATTAACGATTTAAAAGTGGAAAATAAGAATGGGTTATAGCGTCAAGTCCATACGCAAGCAATTTGCCGAGCATGGAGTGTTTTATACCGACCTCAAACTTGCCAAGATGCTCAGAGATATAGTGTCTTCAAGTAGCAATGTCACGGAGGTATATGACCCTACGTGCGGAAGCGGCAACCTGTTGAGCGTATTCCCCGATGAAGTGCGCAAGTATGGTCAGGAACTGAATCCGGAACAGGCAGATGAAGCCCGTCAGAGACTCATTAATTGCGAGATAGCTACAGGCGACACTTTGACCGACCCTGCGTTCATGAATAGAAAGTTCCGCCATATAGTGGCCAATTATCCGTTCAGCGTGAAATGGGAGTCGAAAGAGGATGAGCGATGGAATGATGCGCCATGTCTGCCGCCGCCCTCGAAAGCGGATTATGCTTTCCTCATGCACATCATCCACATGATGGCCGATGAAGGAGTGGCGGCCGTGCTTGGGTTCCCCGGCATACTATATCGAGGCCAGCGCGAGGGGAAGATTCGGCAGTGGATTGTAGAGCGCAACCTTATCGAGAGTGTCACGCACATTGAGGGAGGCTATTTCGAGGATACAAAGATAGCGACCGTCCTTGTGGTATTCCGTAAGGGTAAGATTGATGACAAGATTAGGTTTGCCGACCATGAGACGGGGAATGAATATATTGCCGATATATCCGAGGTCGGGCGTAATGACTTCAATCTATCGCCCCATAGCTATATCCCGACCGAGGAGAAGCGAATTGAGATTGACCCCGTGGCAAAGGAGACGGAGGCGCGTGCGGGAGTGCTCAAACGCATCGAGGGGCAACTGAAATTCTCTATGGCCGCAATAGAAATTCATTCAATGCTTGGCTTGCCTCCATTGCCGCCGATAAGTGATTTCATAACAGACATACGAAAAATAATAGAGCGATATGAGTAGGGAGAGAATGGGAACAATATATTCCGAAATGACCAACAAGGGAAGATGCTCCACGAAGTATATGCGCGGAGCGAAGCCTATCTGCTGTTTCCGCTGGGTCGCAGAGATTAAGGTAAACGGCAAGCGTTACCGCAAGCGGAGCGCATCAAGGAACGATGTGGAGTTCTGGCTGGAGAACATGCGCAACCGATTCGCAAACGAGCCGATATTGGAAGGTGCGGCAGCTCCCGCGTATTCGAGAGATTATCACAAATTATCAAGTTAAACGCAATAACCATGGATAACAAAGCAATCACCGCCCTCGCCCGCGAGTATGCGGAGTTCACCAACCTGTCTGAGGTGGATAAGAAATACATCAGCGCTATATGCGAGAACTTCCTCAAATACACCCTTCGCCGCTACTGCCTTGTGGAGAAAGAAGCCGTTCGCAAGGAATACATTGAAGCAAGACGCGACAGTAAAATGGCACATAGAGAGAGATTGTACACAATGCTCGCAGTTGCAAGCGCAAGAAAGGCATTACTTGAATCTCTCTTCCCCGAAATCGCAAAGGAGGTGGAGGGATGAAGCCTACGGTACACGCTTGCCTTGAAAATATGCTTTATGAAGCCACCATGCAATTCAATAAGTCAAAAGACTTATATGAAAAAGCGGCAGAGAACTTTTTCTGCAACAATGGTAGTCCCGATGATTTTAGGAAAGCCAAGAAAGACCAAGACACTGCTATGCAACGGTTGATTGACCTTGAAACAACAAAACGAATACTTAAAGAAATGGAACAGAAAGGAGTTGAATTATGACACAACAAGAATACGAACAAAAGAAACAGGAGTGCTGGGACGCGCTTTGGGATGAAAGGACTACACTACCCATATCTCACGAACCTCTGAGCCAAGAGGAGATATTCAACTACGCTTTCGACCGTGCCTACGCCCTCGGCAAGCAGGAGAGGGACGCGGAGGGAGAGGAGATGCTGACGGTATCAGCCATAACAGTACGCGAAATGTATGCAGCCAATGAGCGTATTAAGACTGATACACCCAACAAAGAATTAGGCCGTATCTCTGACCATATCAATCATGTACTGCGCTGCCTTTTCGGCTCCAAGTGCCTGCCGGATGCTTGTAATGTTGCAAGTAATGTTACAAGTAATGTTGCAAGCAATGAGCCGAAGCCAGCCGAGCCGAAGTTTAAAGTGGGCGACTGCGTATTAGTTACTCAAAAAATTGGCGACAAAGAAAAAGCCAAAATCGTGTACTATGATTCATCGGATAACTCTTATAGAGTTGAGTTTGAAAATGAAAAAGCAATTGGCTCACTATGGTTCGATGAATCCAACCTCGAACCCTACACCGGGCCGAAAGAAGACCATATCGTGCAAGACCACGAAATGGTTGACGCCATCATCAAAGACGGATTCAGAAATCATAACAGACTGCACGTTGCATCCATCCTCATGGCGGGTCTATTGGCCGGCGGCAAGGAGAAACACCCCGTCAGACGCGCTTTGGAACTGGCCGACGCGCTGACTCACGAAGTAAAGGAAGGAGGTCAAGATGCCTAAGCTGACGAACAAATGCGCTATCTGCGGCAAACCGATACTCAAAAGCGCGACAATATGTGCAAGGTGCGCATCTGATAAAGAAGCTCGCCAACGCGAGATTGATAGTCAAATGGAAGTCTATAACGTCCGTCTGCAATCGGCTTTTCTTTGGGAAAAGCGCAGATACGAGATAGCAAAGGACATATTCATCAGATGCCTTTCAAGCTCTGATAGTGATATGCGAGCCTTTTGTTCACGAGATTTGGAAGGGACTGCCGAAGATTGCGTCCGTCAAGCAGACGCTTTAATCAAGGTGCTGAAAGGAGACTCAAAATGAACTACGACATAACATTCTGCGAGGGCGAGAACTGCGCACGAAAGGAGCAATGCCACCGATACTGTGAACTGCTCCGCTACCGTGCCGACAAAGACCCGAACAAAAGGAACTACATATCAATGACAAGACCTGATGACCCGACCAAATGCACACTCTTTTGGAGTGAGAAAGGAGGGGTTGAGTGATGTCAGGCGGAGAATGGGAATACGGACAATGGCGCATCCAAGACATAGCCGACCGACTGGGAGAATACATCTATGGGCGTGAGCTTGACGAGGATGAGGTGGACGATTACATCCGTGACTTCTTCTATTGGAATGACGAGGACAAAAAGAAAGCCGAGAAGTACGTCCGTGAGAATCATCGGACATTGCCGAACAGATATGAATATTCAGAAGAAACGATTGCCGAGTTCAAGAAAGGACTTGACATCCTGCGCAAAGCATACGTCTACGCCCAGCGCATAGACTGGCTTCTGAGCGGCGACGACAGAGAGGAATCGTTTCACGAGAGATTAAAAGAGGAGTTGAACGAATTGGAGAAAGGAGGAGAAGAATGAGACAGATAAAATTCAGAGGCAAACGCCTCGACAATGATGAATGGGTCTATGGCGACCTTATCCACATAGACGATTCAGATATTGGAATAGTAACGGATTATGACCATTGGCAGGGGTGTAGAGTTGACCCAGAAACGGTAGGCCAATTCTCTGGCTTGCTCGACCGCAACGGAAAGGAGATTTACGAGGGCGACATTGTGCGTTACTATGATGACATAGAGGACGAGCTTGTGAGCAGCCATGTGGAATACCTCGCCGACTACTGCGCGTTCTGCGCCGTGCATCCGAAACGAGACCCTGACGGGATATTCGCCCAATGGGAATACGAGGTAGTGGGAAACATACACGATAAAAAGGAATCAGATGGAGAAGATTGACGGCATCATTTATAACGGCAAGGTGTACAAAGCGGTAAAGGGCAAAGGCTGTAAGGAATGTGCTTTTAACCCAATCGTGACTGCGTGCAGAGACTTTTGCGACTGGTGCAAGCGACTTGACTGTGCTTTCCGCTACTCCCAGGAACTGACAGATAAAATCAATAAGATATGATAACAGACAACACACCCGAGAATTGCGAGAAGTGGTTCAACAAGGCAAAAGCACGCGCCAATGGTTATTGCATGAACGCTTATAGCGGCAAAGATGTGCGTAATATTGTAGCAGATGCGTTCTATGCAGCCTGCCTATGGATGAGTGAGAAAATCAGAGAAGAACTTAAAGAGAATAAGATATGAAGGAACTGACCCTAACCCTTCTCGCCCTGCTTGCCCTGACGCTGACGGGGTGCGAGAATCCCAAAGTAAATGCGCAACCGCAATGTGTTACCAACAGCTTCGGTTCGCCAGAATACCTTGAAGTCGTTAAATTTAGAGGTCACTCATACATTATCTATGAGGGCCACAAACGTGGCGGCATCACCCACGACCCCGACTGCCCGTGCCGGGAGAAAGGAGGCGAGCATGTACGTTAAGAATACGCCCTTGGATATGAATGCAGACGATGTAACTCTGCTCGCAATGGCCAAACTCCGAGGAAGTGGAAAACTAAACGACAAGAATGTAGATTGCTTTATTCAGGGCTACAAATCTTGTTCTGATGCACTGACCATCGAAAGCAATCTCATTCCGGTATTGAAGTATCATCACAAATACTTCTCCAAGGTAGAGGAAAATATTGATTTGCGTATAGGCTATGCAGACTTGCGCCGAGGTCATACAGAAGAAGAATCCGCTCGCATAAAGCAAGCCAACACGATTACGAAGGCTTTAAAGAATCTTATTGACGTGCTGGAAGAAGATAAGAAGCAATAAAAAGGGAGCGGGTAGGACGCTCCCATGACGCGAAGTATATCATTTACGCAGGAATCCAAAGGGGAAATACCTTTGAATGTTTCGGGTAAATAGTTCTACCATTCTTTCGATAATATCTACGGAATATGAGTTTATACTCCTTACCGTCAACCAATTTGGATTTGTTCATACGCAACACCTCCTTTCTGACTGTAACCGAGTCACGGCTTGCCTTTTGTTGTAGGATGGGCAAGAGAAAACCCCGGCATCCTACCTCCGGGGTTAAATCGTCTATTCGACTGCTTGGTTTTAGATTGTGTGCGTGGTGTTGCGCATGAATCTCTCCAAATTGGTTGTGCAAAGATAACAACTTTGCATCATCTTGCATCAAACATTAAACATTAATTAACCGATTTAACACTGAAATGTTAAATCAACCACGTTAAACTTGACTGAGGATGGAAGAAATACCAGAGATATGTTATCAACTTGGCAAGGATATGGATAGGCTCATTGAGGTTTTTGGCAAGGACAAGGCTCTTGCCAAATCCCTGCCTCGCCAAGACCGCAAATCCTACGTCTCGCCCTATGCTAAGTTTGATAGAATAAGGAGGAAAAGAAGTTTATTAGCAATGCTTGCAGGGTATGCAGTGGCAGCGTCTCAATACGATGAGTGTTTCAGACATTGCCCCGACCCGATATATGTATCAAATGGAGGCAATGGATTTTCAGATAAAGTCCCGAAAGCGGTTGATAGCCGCCAACTGAGAGAGTTTTCAATCAAAGGGTATAAGATTATGGCTTACTCTAAAAAGGATGCCATAACTCGCCTTAAACACTTAAAGAAGATATGAACGTAAAAGAACTAAAAGAAGCATTAGCCGCCTATCCCGATGATATGGAGGTGGTGTTAGACCGAATGGAATATGATGACTCGGAGCATATTTATGACGCTGAGTTTTATCTTGAAACCAACGACAACGACCAATTAGTGATAGACTGATGAAAAAGAAACACCGCAGAGCCGTGTGCAAAGCATTGTTGGTAGGGATTATATGCCCTATATACCGCTTGTTCTACTATCCTGCGACATGGATATGGATGTTCACTAATTGGCTCAAAATCAAAATGAGAGTTAGAGATGAAGACCCCGACTGAACAGACCCCGAGCGAGTGCAAGCATCATAGAGTAAAGCAATGTGCTGAATACAAAGTCTATGGATGCAGATTAAAAATAGATGGCTTTTGCCCCGACTACGAACCCAAAGAGAAGAAAGACAACCCTTAAATAAATAGATTATGAACTCAAAAGAAGAAGTATCAGCAGTCAAAGCACTGCGCCGTGATTTGGACGGTCAACTCCAAAGAATCAAGTCTCTCACCCCAAGCCGTGAATCTTCACTCGCCATCACAAAGATGCAGGAGTGCATCATGTGGCTCGGTATGCGCCTCAAAGCCATCGGCGAGGCAGACCCCTATCCCGAAAGCCGTAATCCCGAAAGCCAGACCATTCACCCTACGGCTGACGGATTGAAACTCTGACAACACAGACCGAGTGGCGGAATTGGCAGACGCTATTAAGCAGTAGGCTGATGCTCTAAGCTGAGGACGGTAGGAAATGACCGTCGGGAGAGTCCGGCGAAAAAGAGACCGGAAGAAAGCGGGTGAACAAAACCGAATGAATCTTCCAAGAAGCTCTCATCGGTATGGAAACCAAAACCTACAACAGCGGGACGTATTGATAGTCGTCCATAAAAGGTATCTAAGTGAGCAGCACAACAGCCATGCAGGTTCGAGTCCTGCCTCGGTCGCAAACTTAAAAAATGACAATGAGAATAACTGAATTAAAACCGATATACGTCAAATTCCCTCCCAAAATAGATTCAATGAGAGAGGGCGAGTTGTATATACTCGCAACTGAAACGCCGTCCTCAATGCATCTTTGTCCTTGTGGATGCAAAAACATCGTGGTACTGCCACACGATAAGAACGGGTGGAAACTTACCGATAAAGACGGGAAGATTACCATACGCCCTTCTGTCGGTAGTTTCAATCTACCGTGTAAGTCGCATTATTACATCACTGACAATAAAGTTGAATGGCTATGAGACGAGATTACGGAATAGAGAAACAAGCAAATGATTTCGCTTTAAATCTACTGCTGCCGGAAAAAGACGTGAGAGCGGCGGTAGATGCAGGTGAAAAGAATGTTGGTAAACTTGCCGACAAATTCGGCGTAACGGCTCGTGTGATGAAAGAACGTCTTGTCGATTTAGGATACACTTTTAATCTAAATAATTATGTATAATAAGGATTTTTGCTCTTACGAGCTTTCAAAGGCTCTCAAGGCGTGCGGATTTAACGAACTGACAAACTCTTTCTATGATGAGGCATCTGTTCGGCAAGGAGAGTTTGAGATTGTCCCGACCTATGCCAAATTCAATGAAGTATGCAGGACTCCTGGATGCGAATGTGTCTCTGCGCCGTTGCTCTATCACGCCCAGAAGTGGCTGCGGGAGAAAAAGGGCATTGCAATCAATGTTATCGCCCATGACGGAGGAGTCTACGACTACGATATAGTGTTTCTCCCCAATGCGGTAGACTGTGACTGCCCCATTGACCGAGCCACATTCAGCAGGACTTATGAGGAGGCATTGAGTGAAGGCATTACATCTGTGCTGGAACTGATAAAGAAAGCGAGAAATTTATTCCGGAGGAATAGCGATTTTTTTTGAAAAAAAGTGGTCAAAAATTTGGATATTCAACAAATGTTGATTAACTTTGCATTGTCATTGAGACAGAGAGTTAGTAACAGATTGTTTAACCAAAAAAGATTTTCAAAATGAACGATGAGAAATTCAAATTGAGAATTATCGAGGTTGTCGCCCTCTTGATTAAGTTCAGGAAAATGACTGACAAGAGCGACAAGCGAATCCTCCGAGACTACATCAGAGCAGTAGTTAAAGAGCTGACCTTAGTCTGAGAGACTCCCCGAAACAAAGAACCCTCCCCCGAAAGGGGGAGCGGTTCCCTTAAAAAATTAATTATGGCAGACGAAGAATTAGTTAAAGAGATTATGGAACGTGCAGAATCCGAGGAGGGTCAGCGGTTAGCCGATGATGTCCTTGCACGTTTGAAAAATGGAGAGGTCGCCCCGGATAAAGTAGTGGTTGACCTCAAAAGAGAGGACATTTCAAAAGTGCTGAAAGTGTCCTACATAGCAGAGCGTTTCTTTGGGCGTTCCCGGTCCTGGCTGTGCCATAAGCTCAATAATGATATAGTGAACGGAAAGCGAGACGGATTCACCATAGAGGAGCGCAAGAAACTGAAAGCCGCTCTCGATACCATAGCATACGAGATTCAAATTTTGTCGGATAATTTGTAGTTAATTTCTCATCGTTCATCTACATAATCCGACGCCCCGGCCCGATTGACAGTCATAGTCAGTCGGGCCTTTTTGTACCCATACTTAATGAAACTTAAAATAAATGATGATATATGTTAGGAACACATGACAGTATGACGTACCTTCCTCCGCGATGGTGGATATTCCGACCGTTCGCGTGGCTGTGGAGGACGCAGACCAAGAGCCTTGCCGAGCAGGTGGCGAAAGGCGTGAAGTACATAGACATTCGAGTAAAGCGATCCGGAGACAAATGGGTATTTTGCCATGGCCTTGTGGAATTGCAAGGTGATACCTGGTCGCTTCCCGAACTCTCTTTGTTGTGTCGAAGATATGACGTACGCGCCCGGCTGCTCCTTGAGCGTGGTGACGAAAAAGACGAGCAATGGTTTGGGCAATGTGCTTTGGCCATAATGGGATGCCCTGAGATTACCTTCATCGGCATCAAGAAGGGATGGAAGGTGCTTAAGAATCAGGACCCGCCCATCAAGGACTGCACTTACGTGCCATTTCTCTCCAACCGGAGCCTGTGGTGGAATCTGCGTCACATGAAATTGTCCACGATCGCACGATGGGCAAGGAAGCACAATCCTCCCATCACGACAGAGATTCTTGAAAATGAAACCATTTATTTCGTAGACAGGCTATGAGCGAGAAGGAGATTGCAACGTTTATCGTAGTAATAATCTGTCTTGTCATTGTCTTTGCCGGAGGATTTGCACTGGGCAAGAGGACAGGTTATAATGAAGGATATGCGAACGGATTTAGTCTTAATAAAGTGTCGCCGATACGGCAGATGTATCTTGAATCAATAGCCGAGTACAACGAGGCGCGGGATAGGTACAACGCCAAGCTTGACACGCTGATTGAGAAATATGAAAAAGAACTTGATAAAGACGGAGGAAATAAGAATGACTCTGAATGATTATCAGCAAGCCGCCATGACTACGTGTATGCCATCATGTGTGAACGTCAGCTACATGCTGCTAAACCTTGTGGGCGAGGTCGGAGAGTTTTCCTCAAAGGTCGCCAAGCATATCCGCAAGGGTAATGCAGTGATAGATGACAACAATCTCTGTGACGGCTCGGACAGACCGTTATCCAATGTCGACCTTGTAGAGTTACGCAAGGAGGCCGGCGATTGCTTGTGGCAGTTGGCCGGCCTCTGTAAGGTAATGGGCTGGACGCTCGAAAGCGTGGCCTGTGAGAATTTGGCAAAGCTGGCCGATCGTAAGCAACGGCACGTAATAGACGGCTCGGGAGACAACCGTTAAAACTCCGATCAACAATCTAACGGAACTCTTTTTGGTGGCGTATGTCGGTTCGTTCGATGTGCGTGATAATAATAAATTGTTGATTGTCTATATATTGCGCTATTGGCGAATTTGCATGATAATAAGCAATCCGACCAATAGCGCAATATACATATTACTTTTGTAAGTATGAGAAAGGTTAACTACAAATCGGACTTCGACTTTATAATCAAGTTGAAGGATCCAAGGGACAATACTAAAACAGTACCGTTCCCTGAATGTGATTTTGATTCCATCTTATGGACGTCAAATAAAAGCACTGCATATCGCTTCAGCTGTCAAAATGGAAAATACGTAAACTGTTTCCTTGAAACTGATGGAGGATTGCACGTTGTTGTCAACAATCACCGGCTTGGGAAAGGGATGCTAAGATGGGAGCCTCATTTCAAATTTCCAAATGGCCTGTATCCAGACTTTATCCGAGACACAAATAATCTTGAACTGCTCGGCATTGAACTTGTCGACTGGGCAGATTCTTGCCCTCTTAATGCGGTCGAGGTAGAAGCCACATTGCCGGCCGTCTACCTGACAGCCTACGACCTCGCCGTACGCAACGGATATGCGGGGACGTATGAGGATTTCGTGGAGTACACCAACCGCTTTCCGCAGGTCGTTGAGTCTGCCGAGACCGTCAACGCCCTGCTGTCCGACTTCGCCGACGGAAAGGCTCTGATAGCCAACGCTCTGACAAGACAGGGCGCGGACACGTCCGCATCCGAGTCCATGCAGTCGATGGCCGACAAGGTACTGGGGTTGCAATTGGCCGTCGAGGGCGACCCGCAGTATGTGGAGCATGACAGCCGTGTAGGCGGTTACGACCTCTACAACGTCATGCACAACCACAAGAAAGCCGAGTTTCCGTACATGTACGCCGTATCGTTCAACGCGCCGACCGTAACGCTGTCGGGCGCGGACGCATACCTTTGCTCGGATGGCTATTATACCGAACAAAGCGGCATACATAAGATGCCGTTCGCGCAGGAGCATTACGTGATATACTACTTCCGCAACAAGAGTTTCGCATTGACAGCCACGGCGGCGAGATACATCAACGAAATGTGCGTCTACAACGGTGCGCCAATAGTCAACTTCAGCAACGTTGAGGTCCGCAGACTCGCTATTTACGGAGATGAGCTATTTTCGACCGACAATGAAAGCGCATTTTCCATTGTCGGAGGATATTTAGCAGAGGTGGCAATCGAGACGCTGGAAAGCGGATATGTGCAGATACGTGCAGAAAACAGTGTTTCAGTTCGCACACCGAATCTGAAAAACCTACGAGGTGGCGTTTTGCTTAATTACTTAGGCCGTATTCAGTCTCAGTCCCTGCCCTCGCTGGCCACGGTGTCGGGCGGCACGATAGCCAACTCCTGCGCCGCTCTTGCCGAGCTTGCACTGCTGAACGTGGAAATCGTAGACATTAAAAGCGAATTTTATGTATCAAATGAATGTGTGTCGCTTTCTATGATACGATTGCCACATACTATACGTATAGAGTCTTTAATTTATGGAAATCGAGGATTCAGAGTTGCCGGGGGAAACACAAGCAAGCATATTGTCGTACTCTTGCCTATTTGCGTGTCTTATCAAGGAACGTTCTTATGGGGTAAGACACGACAGGTATTGTGTGAATTGCAATTTGGAAATGCAGTTGAATCCATCAGCACGAGTTGCGAGAATTACCAGATTCTTGCGATAAAAATCGGCAAAGGTGCCGTGACATTTCTTGATTCCAGCAATGCCAACTGGGACACTGAAGCCCTGAAGCAGTTTATCGCTGACCTCGGCGACAACACGGACGGCGAGACCAAACAACTCAGAATCGGCGCGTCGGAAATCGCCAAGCTGTCAGAGGAGGACATCGCCCTGGCCGTGGCCAAAAATTATTCACTCAGCTAAATACATCATCATGGAAATTAAGAAACAGACAGTCGAGGTCCGTGTGCTGGATGCCACTCCGGGCCACTTGCTCTATCACAAGGGCGAACCAATCGAATCGGCGTACTTCGCGCCGAGAGTCTATCTCGGAGTCGGCGACTCGCCAGAAAACTACGCAGAGATTCCCGAACAGGAGGCCATGTCCGAAATGGAGAGACGGGAGAGGGAACAGATGCAGATGCAGACAAAGCAAATAGATTCTTGATGAGACGCCGCAGGAGCAAGATAGTACGCATGGATGATTGGGACGCTGTCGTGAAGGGGCCGAAGCTTCTTAGCGACAGCATCCCTCGCTGTGACCTCGTGCCGCGTGAGTCGTTGCACCGCATAGGCTCGCTCTATTACATATCGCAGTTCAAGCGGAGCAAGGAAGGGCTGACGTTCCGGGAGATTAAAACATCGGCCGACTATGCCGCGATGTTTGCTGATGCCGCTTGTCGTTTCCTGGCATCCTTCCTCAGGTGTCTTGACGGCTGGAGCATCATCACGACTCCGAGGCGCCGGCACGCCGACGGGTTCCACTTCGCCACGGAGGTGTGCCACCTAATCTCGGACACTCTCGGTATTCCGTTTTATGACGATGCCCTGCAATGCGTCAACCATGACCGCCTGCATCCTGACTTCGTGATGCTCCGGCCCATCGAGGAGAGGCGGGTGATAGTGTATGATGACATCATAACCACCGGCTCAACGATGATAGCGACCAACGCCCAACTTGGCGACCGCGACACGGTGTTGAACCTTATCGGCATCAGTAACCGGTAAATCCCTTCTCCCGGTTGCATTTTCAGCCCGATCGGCACCACATGCGCATTTACCACCGCGTTCCAGCAGCTTTAATGGACGAGAGAACGGCAATTTCCGAGGGTTTCGCGAAAATTTTTACGGGGCGGGTTGAACTACAAAGATATACATGAGTACGAAGACTTTATTGTAACCATTATAATCACATCAGCTATGACAAAGAAAAAAGATAAGACGCAGACAAGGCGTCTGACGGAAAAACAGGAGCGGTTCTGCCAATTCTATCTCGATACTGACGGCAACGCGTCCGAAGCGTACCGCATGGCGTATGACGCATCGAACATGCAGCCTGAGACGGTATGGAGCAATGCCAGTCGACTGATGGATAACAGCAAGGTCGAAGCAAGGATAGCCGAGATACGGGCCGAGCGTGCCGAGAACACGCGAATTGAGCGCAACCGTGTCGAGCGAGTCCTCATGGACATTGTAACCGCAGACCCGAACGACCTGTATATTGCTGACGCAAGGACAGGCAAGATTAAAATGAGAACGCCGACACAGCTTCCCAAACGGATGCGCAACGCATTAAAGAAGATTAAGAATGCAAAAGGCATCGTAGAGTATGAAATGCACGGAAAAGTCGAAGCCGCACGGCTATTGGGAGCATGGAACGGCTGGGACGCTCCAAAGGAGGTCAATGTGAAGAATTCCGGCAATATGATGGGCGAGATCCGCATCGGTTTTGACGATGATTGAAATAGCAAAGTGTAATACAAGGCGAAAAATAGCAAAATGTAAACTTGCTCCATTGGACCAATATCTGAAAATGTAGCAAAATGTCAGCGAAAGCCCCGTAAATCGAAAAACGATGCTTCTCAACTATAAAAAGTTTAATCCACTTGCATTCTACCTGCTGAGATTCATGCAAGACATTACCATCCGTTTTGTGATTCTTTACGGAGGTTCCTCGTCAGGCAAGAGTTACAGCGTGGCGCAGATAATTCTGCTGCTAACCATGTGGGAGGGGAGCAACACACTTGTGATGCGCAAGATTGGGGCGACTATTAAGGATTCGATTTATCAGGCTTTCAAGGTAGCGGCGGCACAGCTCGGCATATCGAGCCATTTCAAGTTCTCTGACGGCCTTAAGACAATTACCTGTCTTGACAATGACGCCCGAATAGTGTTCAAGGGGCTTGACGATTCTGAAAAGATTAAGGGTCTTGAAAGCTTCAAACGTGTTGTACTTGACGAGTGGTCGGAGTTCACCGAGGCAGACGATAAACAGATACGTCTGCGTCTACGCGGCATGGAGGGTCAGCAGATCATCTATACTTTCAACCCTATCAGCGAGTCGCATTGGATTAAAAAGAAACGATTCGATACAGAGAAATGGCACGACATCCCGATGGAGGTATCCATTGCCGGCGACGTGATACCTGAAGAACTGACGAAAGTAAAGTCCATCCGCATGAACGAGTCTCGCACTATGATGCACAAGCGCACCGGCGAGATGATAGAGTATCCTCCGAACACCGTTGTGATACAGACCACCTACCTTAACAACTTCTGGGTTGTCGGTTCGCCAGACGGCAAATACGGCTATTATGATGACCAGTGTATTTCGACTTTTGAGTATGACAAGGAGCACGACCCGGATTACTACAACGTCTATGCCCTGGGCGAGTGGGGCGTAATCCGAAGCGGTTCAGAGTTCTTCGGCTCGTTCAACCGTGGCCGTCATGCCGAAAAATGCAAGTACGACCCGACATCGCCCGTGCATATCAGCGTAGACTCCAACGTACTGCCGTACATTTCCTGCACCTATTGGCAGGTTGCCATTGATGGCGACAATCACCACATCCGGCAGATTGGCGAAACCTGTGCCGAGAGTCCGAACAATACAGTGCGCAAGTCGGCCAAGCTTGTGGCCAAGAAACTGTATGAGATGGGTGTTGACCGTGTTATCATGCATGGTGACGCATCCACCAGGGCGGCTAACAACATCGATGACGAGAAGCGTTCGTTCCATGACCTGTTTATAGACACGTTGCAGAAGGAGGGTATCGAGGTCGAGGATAAAGTGAGCAATAAGAATCCGAGCGTGCCCATGTCTGGCGAGTTCATCAACGCCATTTGGGAGAACATGCTGCCTGGGCTTGCCATCACCATCGACGAGGACTGTCCCGTGTCTATCGAGGACTATCAGAGCGTGCAGAAGGATGTCAACGGGGCCATACTCAAGACCAAGGTCAAGAACAAAATCACGATGCAGACCTATGAGGCGTACGGGCATATCTCTGATACCTTCCGCTACCTTATAGTCGACGTGCTCCGCGATCAGTTCCTTGCATTCTCCAATAGGCGCAAGCGCAATACCTACGCCCGTGACGGCATGATTCATTTCTACAATCCGGCCACAGAGAGCAAGTACGAGAAGGAGGTTGTGTATGCGATGCCGAACGTCAACGGCAAGTTCGCGATGGTGCATGGCAAGCTGTGTGGCGAGAAATGGCACATGGTCAACGTCAACCTCATGGAAACATCGTCCACGGAGGATATACGTCAGGTGCTTGTGGCCGAGAACAGCGACCTGACTGTGATAGAGTGCGCTCCGGCATACTTCGGCTTTATACGCGACCTGCGCAACGATATGAGGGAAGTTAGGGCCATGAACGAAGTTGCGGATGTAGACAAGCGCATAGCGGCTACATCCGATTTCGTCAAGGAGCATCTGCTTTTCAACGAAGATAAGCTGAATGAGGATGAGGGTTACGGTATATTCATGAACAATCTTCTGGACTACAACAAGGACTCGCAGAACAAAGAGGCGAGTGCAGTGCTTAGTGGCTTCTCGCAGTACGTAGTTAAGTTCGGTTTCAAGAGCAAAAAAGCCGTAATGGTCGAATCAACAGCGAGTTAAGCCGTATTTTTGCCTGTTCTGAAAATTCAGTTTTTAGGCGTATCGGCTCAAACCGGCGCATTTGACCTTAGTTTTGCTGAAAAGAGCAAAGCATGGGTTTTTTACAGCGCATATTCAGTCCCAAGGAACAGCCGACCGAGCTGATCCTGAAAGAGGACAATACACCGCAGACTGCCGCCGACACCGATAGCCAGGCCACTCGCATCGACAATGCTCTGAGGCTACGTCAGATCATGGCTGAGTTCGACGGCTTCGTGCAGCCCTTTGTTGCAGGCAACAACTTCATGGCCCTGTTCCAGAACGTTCCCGAGGTGTTCTGGCCAATTAACTATATAGCGAAGCGTATATCGGAGGCTCATTTCGACATCAAGCGCACCAAGGACGACAGTCTTGTATGGTGTAGCCGTCAGGGCGCGGACCGGATATTGAAGCAGCCCAACCCCGTGATGACGTGGCGCGAGATAGTCTATTCACATTTCGTGTACAAGCTGGCCACCGGCAATGCCTTCTTCCGTGCGGCAATGCCCGAGACTGTAACGGCGGATGCCATCAAGTTCCAGTGGTGCTCCAATTACTGGAGCCTGCCGGCCCAGCTTGTGACAGTCGAGCCTATGCAATACTCTTGGGGCGTGCCTGTATTCGGCATTGCATCGATGGAGGAGCTTATCAAGGGCTACAAGATGAGTGCCGGGCTTAACTCCAACCCCATTATCCCTTATTGGCAGATCTGGCATGACCGTGACGGCATTCCTCAGATGACTAATAGCTCTGACTTCCTGAAGGCCAAAAGTCGTATGGCTGCTTTAAAGAAGCCGATCTCCAACCTTATCGCCGTGTATGAGGCCCGCAATGTAATCTACTGCAAGCGCGGTGCCCTCGGATTTATCGTGGCGCGGAAGGAAGACCCGACCGGCACGGTAGCGCTCCAACCTGATGAAAAGAAGGAGATAGAGGACCAAGTCAACAAGAAAAATGGTGTCATGGAAGGTCAGTCGCCATGGGGCGTTACGGATGTGCCCATTGATTTCGTACGCACCAATCTGTCAATTGACGAACTGAAGCCTTTTGATGAGACATTGGAGGACGCCATCAAGATAGCCGGTGTCTACGACATCCCGGCTGTGCTTGTGCCGCGTAAAGACCAGTCAACATTCAGCAATCAGGACACAGCCGAAAAGAGCGTCTATACGTCGGTAATCATACCATCGACCAAACGGTTCTGCGAGGCCTTGACAACGTTCCTCGGCCTTGACCAGAAGGGATTGTACCTTGACTGTGATTTCAGCGACGTGGCCTGCCTGCAAGTGGGGCTTAAGGAGGGCGAGGAAGTAAAGAAGCTTGTCAACGAGCGGTGCCGGACCCAGTTCAACGACGGCCTTATCAGCATAAACGATTGGCGGGCCCAGATACACGAGGATGCGCTGGAGGGAGATATTTACGACAAGGTCAAGTTTGAGATGACGCCCGAGGAGATAGCGCGGATAGACAGCGTGATAAAGGCGCAGTCAGCACCAATACAGGTCAACATGGGCAACGGAAAGCCGGGTAATCAGAGTAACGACAACAATCAATTCAACAACAATAAACCCTCGAAAGGAGAAAGAAATGAAGGAACAGATGATTAATCTCCAGTACGCAACAAAGGCGCTGGACGTCACTGAGAAAGGTATCGTCACCGTTGGGGTGAACGGTATAGGCATCGAGGATTCGCAGCATGACATCTCGGAGCCGGGGTCGTTCGTGAACACTCTCAAGAACGACATAGGCAGGATGCGATGGTATCTGAACCACGACACGCGCCAGTTACTCGGTGTGCCCTTGTCAGGAGAGGAGAAGGACGGGAATCTCATTATGACCGGGCAGATGAACCTCAACAAGCAGATTTGCCGTGACGTGTTCGAGGATTACAAGCTATTCCATGAATGCGGCCGCACGCTGGAGCATTCCATCGGCGTAAGGGCGTTGGCGCGTGACGAGCACGACCGCCGCAGGGTCAAGGAATGGCAGATGCTTGAGTATTCCACGCTTACGGGCTTGGGGTCGAATCCGCAGACCTTCCTTGTAGGCCTTAAGAGTGCGACCACCGACCAGATTCGGGATGCCGTAGAAATGCTCCGCAAGGCTTTCGAGCAGCGCGGATATTCAGATGAGAGACTTAAAAACTACGATATGGAACTAAATCTGCTACTCAAATCACTCAGTGGCGGCATTGTAGTGACGTGTCCTTGTTGCGGTCACCAGTTCGATTATGACGCAGAGCCGGAGCACACTTTTTCTCAGGAGGTGCAGGACGCGGCGCATGAGTTCATATCGTCCATAGCGCGTGGCGAGGCATACCGTCAGATAGAACAGTACCGCCCCGAGATTCAGGAGGCCGTTTCGTCGATTATCGATGGAATGGCCGGAATTAAGAAGGAACTGATCGGAGCCGAGAAGGAACTGGCCACGAAAGGCATTACCGACGCATTCTCCTATGTGCGCTGTCCGCACTGTTGGAGCCGCGTCTACCGGTCAAATAACATCCTTGCCGGTGAGACCGAAACCAAGGGAAAAAAGCCCGAGGACGAAGACGAGGATAAGAAGCCCGAAAGCGAGGAGGAGTCATCCACGGAAAGAGAGAAGAAGCCTGATAAGGACGACGAGGATAGCAAGAAGAAATGTGACGCATCCTTCTGGTCAACGCTCAACGCGGCCATAACAAAGTAACACAATTAATATCTTTTAATTTTTATAGTGCATTATGAATTTATCAGTCAAACAAGTACAGGATATGTTCAGCGTCAAGACCGCTGGACTCCCTGAGGAGCAGCGCCAGTTCATCGGCGCATTGGTAGGCGGCTTCGTGGACGCCATCAACAAGTCGAACGAGGGTCTGCTCTCGGACGATGATTTCACCAAGCGCATTGAGGAACTTGGCAAGAAGATGGCCGGCGTTGATGCGCTTGAGGAACTCCGCAAGGAGAACGAGCAGTTGCTGAAGCAGGTTAAGAGAATGGGCGAGAACCTGGAGAAGCTTCAGCAGAAGGGAATCTCAATGGAGACCATCAACAAGTTCGACGAGAAGCTGAACGAGATGTTCGACAGCGAGAAGTTTCAGGAATTTGCATCGGGGCGCAAGAACAAGTCCGGTCAGTTCGAGGGATTCTCCCTCAAGGAGGCCGAGGCCGCTCCCGTGTCGATGACTAATAACTACTCCGGCGACATCCTCATCAGCCAGCAGCAGAGCCGCGTGGTATCGCTCATCGCACAGAAGCCTCTGCACATGCGCGACATTCTGTCCGTCATCAACGGAGACCCCGAACACACTACACTGACTTACACGCAGTGTGATTCGATGGACCGTAACGCACGTTACGTAACAGAAAACGGCCGTCTGTCGAAGTCCAACCTGTCGTTTAAGGAGGTGACTACGGGAACAACCCGTCTCGGTACCTACATTCCTGTTTCGAAGCGCATGCTTAAGAGCCGCGTATATCTGCGCTCTTGGCTGCTGGCCGTCCTCCCCGACGCAGTGCGCATGGCCGAGGACTGGAATATCCTGTTCGGTGACGGCAAGGGCGAGAATCTGCTGGGTATCGCCAACCACGAAGGCGTCAAGAGCGTCGAGAGCATCGTGTCCGGAGCAATCGTATCCGGCGCCGCCGGCAGTGTCGTAAGCATCACGCCCTACAACGATAAGCAGGACACCTTGATCGAGTTCAAGGAACCGCAGCCCTTGATTCTGGACGGCATGCAGATCACCATCGAGAACGCTTCGACCGCATCGGGTCTGAATAAGACCCACAGCGTGGTCAAGGTTACCGACCGTCAGATCCTGCTTGTAGGCGCCGCCCTGTCCGCAGCCGAGGCTACCGCTACAGTGGCCGCTGTGACATGGAAGGTCAACAACGGCGCGTTCAAGTCCATCGAGGCTCCTAACTCCGAGGACGTGGTCAACACCGCGTTCGCCGTGATGACCTATGGCCAGTACTTCCCCAACGCCATCGTGCTGAACCCGATCACCGTCAACGCCATGTCTTCGGAGAAGGATGCGCTTGGCCGTAAGCTTGACATCATCAAGGTAGTCAACGGCATCAAGTATGTAGGCTCACGTCCTATCATCGAGTACACCGGCATACAGCCCGGCAAGTATCTGCTCGGCGACTTCTCTCCAAACGGTGCCTCCATCGTAGACTACACCGCCATGACACTGGAATGGGCTACCGATGTGGACTACATTCTGAGCAACGAGGTAGCCCTCATCGCCCAGGAGGAGGTAATCTTCCCGGTATACATGCCGTGGGCATTCGCTTACGGAGACCTGGCTGCTCTGAAGGCTGCCATTACCAAGCCCGTAACCACCACGAGCACCGGAACGACAACTTCCGAAACATCCAGCAGCAAGGGATAATATGAAACTGATAGTCGAGGGGAGCCCCCAGGACATTCAGTTCGTCACAGCCATTTGCCGTGATCAGGTGCGCAGGGGAAAGCTGACGCTGACCCCTGTCACCGACACGGTAGATGTTCCCGACAGCAAGGATGTGGAGGTAACGGACTCAAAGGATATTCCCACGGCCGACGACAAGAAGCCTAAGGGTATCAAGAGAACTAAAAAATCAGAGTAGACATGCTAATCGACAGCTCCTGGTTCACTCAAGGGCCGCGACATATTCAGAATGCCAACGCCGGCAATTCGGTCAATCTCGACAGCATGGATGTCAACGATGCCATCGAAGCCTACATCACGGAGTATCAGGACCAGTTTCTGTACGAAATGGTAGGCCCGGACATCGCGGCCAAAGGTGAGGACTATCTCGACAGGCTCGGCGGCAATGTGAAACAGATGCTTTGCGAGTCGTTCGCGGACTATGTGTTCTTCAAGATTCTCGGCGACGCCAACACGCAGAGCAAGATTACCGGCCTTGTACAGCTGAAATGCGCTGATACATACGTGGCGCCAATACGCCGTCAGGTAACTGTATGGAACAGGATGGTCGACCGTAACAAGCGGTTTGCCGCACTGACCGGAATAAGCGTCAACGAGAACCTGCTCACCAAAATCAACTGCCTTAACCTATGAGCAAAAGTCACGAGATAATAGAGATACTGGCCGATGTTGTCAAGCAGACCGCCGTTGACTGTCAGATAACAATCAATGGGCGGACGATTGACTGTCCGGACATCAACTATACCTTCGGCAACGCCCAGTATGTTAAGGACAAGCTTGACGTGATGACCCAGAGCGCGAGGAACAACGAGATGAAGTTCCCCCTTATCGCACTGTTCTGTCCCTTCAACGAGCGGCGCAATTCCCCGGACTGCTACACGCAGGCCAAAGTGCGTGTTCTGATCGCCCATTCCTCACGCAAGGAATGGAGCAACGAGCAGCGTCTTGTGTCCTCGTTCCAAAATGTGTTGCGTCCGATATACAACAGGTTTCTGAAGGCTCTTTTGGAGGATGGCCGCTTTGATTTCGGTTACGAGGAACAGATACCGCATGAATACTCCGAGAACTACTCTTATGGCAGATATGGGGCGTACACGGGCACCGGGGAAGAAGTGGGCGAGCCCATTGACGCCATAAACATTTCCAATCTTGAATTAAAAGTCAAACTTCCTAATTGCAGAAGACAATGAGAAAATTAAGAACGTGCGACAGCGCACATCTGAACACGGGCGTATCGAAATGCCCCCCGAACTTCGGGAAGAAGAAAATGGCGATCATTGTTCCGTATGGCACCAAGTTGCCCGCGGACCTTGACGCCGACAAGCTGGAGGAACTGGCCCATGCAGCCCTCGCCAGCCGTATATACGGAGTCGGAATCTTTACCGAGTACGCCAAGAACGGCGGTGAGGCACAGACGTCCACCGACGGCTACGGCCCCGAGGAAGTGACCGGCTACTCTCCCTTGAAGGAAACCTACAACCTGGCCTATGCCCCCGAGGTTCATGCCGCGTTCGTGCGCGCCAAGGGCTCCAAGTGGGGTGTCTACTTCATCGACGAGGAAGGTATGCTGTACGGCGAGTACGACGGCACCGACACGTTGGCACCGTTCCCGATGGCCAACATCTATACGGATGTGACACCCTCGCCCACATCGTCGGCCAAGGCGTCCATGACCATCACGTTCAGTTACGAGGACACTGAGGCTGCCTACAAGAACTACGATTACACGAAGCTGGGTTTCAACGTTCGTAATCTGGTCCTCGGCCTTGTTGCTGTGTCTCTTGAAAAGGTGGACACATCCAGTGACAAGTACAAGGTCGTGGAGAAGGTCGGAGGTTATGACGCCACCGAAATCTACGGCCCACTGCTGGCAACGGCCGGCGCAACCGTGCTGGAAGGCGCCACAGCTGCCGCTGCGTATGATGAGGCCGACAAGACCCTTACCATCACAGGTTCGGCCACCGCTCGCCTCAAGGATCCGGCCACACTGTTTGAGAAGGGCATCAAGGGCATAGAGCAGGTATGATTTACGAGCGCGTGAATTTTAATCCTGACGTGGTCGGGAAGATGAGCAAGGAGAAATTCATCTCCATGCACATTGGCTGTCTGTGGCAGGACCTTGACGAGGCGACACGCAGGAAGATGCTCGAGCAGGCTTACGGCATAATCGTCAAGCCTGCCAAGAAGCCCAAGCAGAAGAAGGAATAGTAATCCACGGGGCGAGGGTATAATAATCCTCGCCCTTGATTTATAGGCCATGGGCATAGAAGATGTTTACGGAATAATCCACAAGATTGCTGAGGGGTTCGAGGACGAGTGTATGAAATGTCTGGAGACTCATTCGGACATCATTGTCGACGCCATCCGCGAGCAGCTTGACGCCGGTATCGATGGAAACGGTGTGGCATTGTCGCCAACCTACCTTGAGGACGATTATTTCTCCAGCCGCGAGACGCCATGGGTCCGCCAGGATGAGGAAACAGGCAAGACGTATGTAGGTGCCCAGGGATACCGTGACTGGAAGAAGGAGATTACGCCTCCTGAACAGGGAACCATGCTCGGTTTACCTCCGCGTTCGGCCGATGTCCCCAACCTGCGTATCAACGGCAAGTTTCATGACGAGATCAATGCCAAGCGCGTCAAGGATTCGATAATCGTTGACCCGGGAAACGGCGATGGCCCTGAGATTATCAGAAAATATTCCGACTCCATTCTTGATATGAGTCCAACTGCAATAGAGTATTTCAACGAGAAAATCATGCTTCCGACCATAGACATGTTTTTCAAGAAATGCGGATATAAATGAGTTGTGCGTGCGAACATAAGCGGATGGGCAAGGAACTTGACCGCATCCGGAGGCTGGCTAAGGCATTGGCCAAGATGGACGATGCCGTTGTTGCCATCTATCAGAATGCCGACGGGACATACGGATTCCAGTCGGCCGATAACGAGATTAATAAACCCATCATTGAATTTATAACGAAATATTGATATGGGAGAAGTAAAGATTACAGACCTTGTCGAGGAGGGGGTAATTACCCGGCTAAGAGCACTTGACACAGAGTTGAAGACGTTGCTTGACGACTACACCAATACCGCCAAGGAACTGGCCAAGGGATTACAGATAAATGTCAAGCTCGTTGGCGACATCGACAAGCTCGATAAGCTGTATGTCGAAAAGACCAAGGAGGCGACAACCGCCACCGAACGGCTTAATGCGGTAGTGAGGGAACGGGGCACTGTGATTGCCAACACTACCAACACCATTTCGCGTCAGCTGATGGAGCAGGAACGGGTTAACAAGACTCAACGCGAGGCATATACCGACACCGAGAAGTTCAAGGCTCTCCTTGAAAGGGTGAACGGGTCCTATGAACAGCGTGTTCAACGCCTGGTTCAGCTCGAGGGTGAAATCAAGACCGCCAAGGAGCGCGAAAAAGCCCTCAACGAAGAATACACTAAAGGTCAGATAGACCAGAAGCACTATACGGAGGCCATGACCGAACTGCGAATGCAGACGCGGTCATTGATGCAGGAGAAAGCTGATCTTACCACGCATCTGAAGAACGAGGAACGCGAGATGCAGTCAGTTGAAGGCTCTTACCGCAATCTGTCTCAGCGTCTGGAACTGATGAAGAAAGCCTACAAGGACTTGACCGAGGAGGAACGGAACAGCTCGATGGGCAAGGAAATGGAGACGGCCATACAGAATCTTGACGCTCATCTGAAGGACGTGTCGGCCGACATGGGCGAGTTCCAGCGAAATGTCGGTAATTACGCAATAGCCGGACAGAACGGTGTCGTTACTACCGAAAGCGTTATTGCCGCAATGAATCAGCAGGCCATCACCACTCAGGACCTTGTAGACCAGACAAAGATACTGGAGGAAGCTAAAAACAAGCTCAATACCAATGACGCCAACTATCAGCAGACGCTTGATTCCTTGAACGCCAAGATAGAAGATAACAAGCGCAAGTTGATGGACGTAAGCGACATTGTCGGTAAAGAGGCACATTCCGTAGCCGAAGCCGAGGCGCAAAATAAAAGGTTGTCGGAAGCCATCAAGCACATTGACCTTACATCGGCTGACGCCAAGAAGCGACTTGAGGAAATGCGCAGCCAGATAGAACGAAATAATCAAGTCATTTCGGAAGCTACCGGGGCGAACGAGAAATTAGCCGATAGTCTATTAGGCACCCTTGGCATAAACACTAATTTCGGGAAGTCTCTTGAATCTCTCGGGCATCATGGAAATGTCATTGATGGGCTTAGTACAAAGGTCAAGGCATTCGGCAAGACTTTGATGGGCATACTTTCCAATCCCTGGGTGCTGGCCTTCCTCGGCATTGGCGGCATCGTGGCCGGCTTCAAATGGTGGTATGACTACAATAAGGGACTGATAGAGGCTTCTCGTCTCACCGAGAACTTTACGGGCCTGACGGGAGAGGCCGCGGACAAAGTCACTACCGATATGCAGGCCATGGCCGATTACATGGGTAAGAGTTACGATGACACCATAGGCGCGGCCAATACGCTTGTGCAACAGTTCGGAATATCGTGGGAAGATGCCATGACGCTTATGGAGGATGGCATACAGGCCGGTGCCGATATGAACGGCAAGTTTGTGGAGAACATCAACCAGTTTGCTCCGGCACTGCGTGATGCCGGTGTGTCCGCACAAGAACTTGTATCTATATTGGCCGAGACTCGCAACGGTATCTTCAACGAGCAGGGTGTTCAGGACATCATAAAGGGAGGCACCCGACTTCGGGCAATGACCAAACAGATCTCCGAATCACTCGACGCGTGCGGAATTTCGTCGAAGCAGATGCAGAAAGACCTGGAGGAAGGTAACATCACGATGCTGGATGCAGTTCAGCAGGTGGCGGCCAAACTGAAGGAACTGCCGGAGAACTCGCAGCAGGCCGGCATGGTGATGAAGAACGTGTTTGGACGCACTGCAGCCGAGGGCGGCACATTGCTGATACAGTCCATTGCCGACGTCAACACCAACCTTGACGTTGCCAAGGAGCGTATGGGCGAACTCGGAGAGGTAAACCGCGAGCAGATGGAGGCGCAGAAGGAACTGAACGAGGTCCTTGCTTCTGTATTCAAGTCCAGCGGCACCAGCTTTGAGAAGATGACCACAAAGGCCAAGACTTTTGTAATACAGGGCCTGACCATCATAATCAAGCGTTGTGTTGACATCGTCAACTGGTTCATAAGGATCTATAACGAGTCGACTGCCGTGCGCATGAGGCTCGCCACTCTTGTTGCTGTTTTCAAAAGTATTTGGTCAGTGGCCAAGGGAATGTTCACGCTGATGCTCGACGGGTTCAAGAATATAGGCACGGCCGTAGAAGGAATATTGCAGATCTTTGAGGGCGACTTTGAGAAAGGCTTCAACACAATTAAGAATGCGGTCGTTAATGGTGCCAGGGATTTAAAGAAAACCCTTGTTGATACCGGTAAGGAGATTGGCAATAACTTTGCGGATGAACTGACAGGCGCGGCCACACGCAAGTTGCAGAAAGTCGAAATCGGTATGGGAGTTGACATCAGCGGCGTTGGTGCTCGTGAACAGGGAGGTGGAACTAAAGACAAGCCCGAAGGCATCCCGACCGATGATGACAAAAAGAAACAGGATAAAGCCGCCAAGGAAGCCGAGAAAGCCGCCAAGGAGGAACTGAAGCGTATCAACGAGCTGGAGGAATCTAAAATAAACCTTATGGCCGATGGTCACGAGAAGGAACTGGCTCAGATCCGCCTGAAGTATAAGAAGAAACTTGACGAAATCCGGGGCAATGGCGAAACCGAAAAGGCGTTGCGCGCTCAGCTTGCCGCCGAATGCGAGAACGAGGTTGCCAAATGCGAGTTGCAGTATCAGACACAGCTGGCCAAAATCAATCTTGACAACCGACTGGCCGCTGTCGAGAAAGGGAGCAAGGAGGAGCTTGACCTAAAACTCGCCAAGCTGGAGGCCGAGCGTGCCGCCGAAATCAAGGAAGCCGAGAAGACCGGTGCCGATGTTGCGCTGATCCACGCCAAGTTCAACAAGCAGCGCAAGGAAATGGAGGAGGATTTCGCACAGTCGCAGACCGACATCATTATGAAAAGGTATGCCAACGAGAATGACGCATCGGAAACGAATTTCATAATGAAGTCCGCTGAACTGCATAACCAGTACAACGCTCAGCTGAGAGCAGCTAAAGGTCATCACTCCAAGATGGAAAAGGCCGAGAAGGATTATCAGGCGAAGATGGACCGTCTTGCTAAGGAACATGCAGTCGAGCAGGCAAAGGCCACAGTCGATATGTATGAGGAACTTTTGAAAAAATCAGACATCCCAGAGGAAATGCGTCAGGATTTGGAACGTCAGCTTGCTCGCGCAAGGGCTGAACTCGCCAAGCTCGAAGCTGAATTAGACGAGCCTACAGAACTAGAAGATCGAATGCGAAATGCAATGCTACTGATGCAAGCCACAGCAGACTTTCAAGATTCAATCGCTGAACTGATAGCCACCGTTTATGATAATCAGATTTCCAAAATTGAGGAAGTTCAGGAAGCTAATGAAGCTGCCGGCGAGGCCGAGCAGGAACGTATTACTGACCTTGTCAATAAGAAGGTGATTACTGAGGAGGAAGGCGAAGCCCGTAAGCGTGCAGCCGAAGCCAAGACTGCCCGCGAGAATGAGAAACTGGAGAAGAAGAAACAGCAGCTCAAAATCAAGCAGGCCAAGTGGGATAAAGCCAATGCTCTCGCACAAGCTGCCATCTCTACTGCTTTAGCTGTTATGAACGCATTGCAGACTCAGCCCTTCTGGCTCGGTATCGCTTTAGCCGCGATTGCCGGCACAATGGGTGCCGTCCAGATTGCCACAATCGCGCAGCAGCCTATCCCGGCCTACGCCAAGGGTACGGACCGACACGAGGGAGGCCCGGCCATTGTAGGTGACGGTGGCCGACACGAGGTCGTACTGTTCAATGGCTCTGCATGGCTGACACCCGACACGCCTACGTTAGTGGATATTCCTGCCGGTGCCTCGGTGCTTCCCGATGTAAACCTGTTGGGCGACAATCCGGCCGGCGGCGTACCGTTGCCCGTGATGAACGATTCCGTAGTCAAGGTTTATGACGATACAAATATGCGATATGCTGTCAGCGATATGCGCAGAGCCATCGGAGAAGTGGCCCAGCTTATCAAGGCACAGACACGTCAGCAGCACAATGATGCATATATGGCCGAATACGAACGTTACAAAAATTCCAAGATATGATAGAGAGGCTTGAACAGCTGACCATGGAGCAGTTTATCGACATGGTCAGCGGAAATACAGATGTTCTGAGAGACAGATTCGAAATTATGGCACCGGCACCAGACAAGTTGGCTCGGGCCATGCGTGACATAGTGATGGAGTACAAGGAGATTGCAGACCCGACGGGGGCGCATGAGTACCTTGCAAAGTCAGAGAACCTTGCCAAAGCCAAGATAGAACTGTCAGTGTACTCCATGTGTGACAATCTTGTATCGATTGGCCAGCACGATCGCGCACGCGAAGTGTTGAACGAGTGTGGTATTAATGCCTCGCCTATGGACGAGCAGAGGCTTATTGCCGAGATAAAGTCGCGGATTGGACGCGCAAAGCGAACCATTCACGAGCTGGAGAAAGAGGACGAGACGGGCGAGGCCCCCGAGGATATACGCCGTTCGTTCGACGAGCAGACCGCCGCCATGATGTCGCACTATAAGTTCCAGATAGATGTGACCACAATAAAGGCCACGATATACGCTCACCTTGTGGCGCGGTTCAACCGTGAAGTCAAGGCACAGATCGCCGCCATGAAAGCAAATTAGACCCCTATACATTCTATTCCCATACCTCTGATGAGTCTGCCGTGACTGGCAGGCTCATTTTTTTATTTGACCAATCGCACTTTTTTGGCTTTCGTTAGTAACCCTCTGCAAACACACACAGAGGAATACTATGAAACGTTATCATAAGCGCCGTTCGACACGCATAGAACGCATTGAGAGAAAGTGTGACAGGATTCTGTCGGAATTATTGATACTTCGCCGTCAGATTGCCGGCCGTCCCGACATGGACGCGGCTATTGACAGACTGCATCGTGCCGCACGGCGAATGCGGATGCAGTGCGAGAAGGAAAGAGACAGCATAAGCAGATTGTTCGGCTCCCAATATCCGGAGCCATGAGCATAGAGGATATTGTTGTCGAGCATACGGAGTGGATACGCAGGAAGGCCCGGCGATACTATGCCGACCGTGACGATGCCGACGACCTCGCCAGTGAGACAATCTACAAGTGTCTTAGTCAGGGCAGCCGATTCGACTGCTCCAAGAGCTTTAAGCCTTGGGCCCTCACCATTATGGAGAATACCTACATCACACAATACAACCGGCGCCGTTGTGTGCTGTTCACCGGATATGAGGATTACGACCCGTATCCGTCTAACGACTATGCCGACCAGAGCGCTATTGTCAACAGGCTGTCCGCCATCATTGAAGATTGCGGGCTAAAGACTAAGAATATAGAGTGTGTGATACTCTATGCCGAGGGTTACAGCTATCAGGAAATCGCCAACCGTCTGCATATCCCGATCGGTACCGTCAGAAGTCGTGTGTCGTTCGGACGAAGGATGCTCCGAGAGGCATTCGAGGGTTAAAATGTCAGCAAATGTTAAGGTGGTAAAATGGTGGCCAATCTGATTGCAAAATCTGTTTTGATGTACTAACTTTACAGGTGTATGGGAGATACAACCCTATAAGTCAAACCGATAAAACCACCTTAACAATGGAGAAGAAAAGCAATTTTAGAGCAAGAGTGATGAAGTATGCATGGCAGCTATGGCGAGTCACCAAAAATCAGTGGCGTCTATGCTTGATAAAGGCATGGAGGCTGTACAAACTCGCCAAGGCCATGCGCGAGGGCGTTGTGGAGTTCGTGTACTCCAAGGCCGACGGCACCACGCGAATCGCCCGCGGCACGCTCGTCAACGTGCCGGCCGGTACCACTCTCGGAGGCAAGAAAGTAACCAAGCCATCATACAAGACCATGATTTACTACGATGTGGACCGCAACGCATTCCGAAGCTTCAGGATAGAGAATCTGATACAGGCCGACCTTATAGTGCAGTAAGTTCGTTACTAAAGCTAACCTATGTACATAATGCGATGTATCAAATAGTTACACCGCATTATGCATGATTGGAGATTTCTGAATTTTTGACCATTCGGGTGCATAGTCTTTAGATTGACGTATATTTGCCGATATAGGAGACTTATTATGCGCATCAAATACATTTTACATATCAGCGGAATAGACTACGAGCTTCACGAGGACGACCTTGCGAACTGGGACGAGATAAGTTGTTCTTACAAGCGCGAGGACTACGGCGGCGTGGTCCGGTCTTTCACGTCCAAGTTTGAGTTTGTCAACCGTGCTAAGGAACTGCTGATGGCCGAGTATCTTGCCAACAGATTCGCCGCAACGGCCAAACTGAGTATTTTGACGCAGAATGACAACTTTACCTTCGACGAACAGTTTTCCTGTCAGCTTGATTTTTCGACCATCGAATGGGAGGATTATAAATTGAAACTGAGCAGCATCGACGACAGCCTTGCCGCAACTATCAAGGCCGAGAAAGGCACTAAGTATGAGTTTGAGGTAGGTAAGGACATAAAGTCCGACGCTCAGATGATATTTGACCGTCTGCCGATGAAGGAGTCAGCCACTTATGAGTTTACACAGGGCGATGATGTAGGCGATGCCGGAGCCCTTAATGTGACGATACCCAACGGCAAGACTCCCTGGATGGGTGTAGTCAACAGTGAGGTGGCCGTAAACGGTTTGGTCTATTGGAAAGACGATCAGACGGACGAGGAAGATGCGTATTTGCTTAAGGCCGTTAATCCCGTCAACATAACTATTCGATACAAGTACAAAGTGCGGGCATATACCTGTATCAGTGGCGCCAAGTTGGTGCTTAAAGTCAGAAATGATGTGTCGGAACAGGCACGACCTATTACCGACGAGAAAGACGACAGTGGACCGAACATTACCGGCATAGGCAATCCTATAACAGACTCTAACTTCATGGGTTATTATCCCGACTTGGTCACTTTGTACACATACCATAAGAATCCGAGTTATGGCGAATATGCCGTTGTCGGGGAATATGTGTACAGAGCCGGAGACATCGAAGACCCCGAAAGTATTTACAACACCAAAATCGGATGGACCGAGACCGGCGTTCTCGCCAGCGAGGAGTTCGGGCGCGAATACAGCGGGGTGAAACACGTATCGCTGAATACAGGTGATATGCTGTATATTGCGGGATTGTTGCCCAATGGCACGGAATCCGCACAGATGATATTCGACAAGAGCGAATTTAAATTTGAATGGATGGCCCGAGGAGATAAGATTGCAATTCCTGTCATGAATCCTGAGAATGTGGCCCGTACGTTGCTCAACAAGATAGCCGATGGCAAAGTCAATGTCGAAGTAGAGTGCAGTGGTGATTCACGGATGTCTCAGACATACCTGATGGCGGCCGAGAGCATCCGAGGCATCGATGGAGCAAAACTTTACACCTCGTTCAACGACTTCTGCGAATGGATGTCCGTCGTGTTCGGGTGCGTGTATTCGATAGGGGATCCGGTTCCGTCCAAGTATAAATATATCAAGGAGTGTGGCCTTTATGACACCAGAAGCGGCAACATTACAGGAGACTTTGTTAATACGCCCTACACTGGGAATGTCAATATTGATAGAATCGCCTACATCGAGATATTCGGAGTATTCGCCTACGACGCCATAGATCCCGACGATACGCAGTCCATTGAAGAAGGACGTCACGAATACCACCGCGTGTTCCCCGGCTCCGAGGAGTACAACGGTACCGATGATCATCCGCGCACAGATACGCTGTTCCGCATCAAAGAAATTCATGCCACAAACCTGTATTGGTTTCCCGAGGTGCCGGCAAATAATGATAATCTCCAGTATTATGCCCCAATGCTGTTTCATTTCGACGCCGATTCCATCGGCAAGGACACTCAGACCGTGCGCTTCTTCCATCGTTCCAGCCTGTTTTCGGCCGACAACGGCAAGAGGGTGTTTGAAAACGTTCGAGACCTTAAATATAGCGTTGACACGAGCGTTATTTATTCCTCCGTTGAAATAGGCTACAACAAGCAAGACTACAACAGCGTCAATGGCCGTGACGAGTTCAACTTCAACAACACCTATTCGACCGGATGCACTGCGAGCGATAAGAAGCTGTCACTGATCAGCAAGTATCGCGCTGACAGCTATGGCGTCGAGTTCGCTGCCCAGGAGCGTGGTAAGGACACTACCGACAGCTCCGGTGACAAAGATGTGTTCTTTGTCTATTGCGTGCCCGATGGCAGCTATGTTAAGCCCGATACAAGCACATCCATTTCGGGCGTGATTTCAACAGGAGTATTCAACGGCCGGGTCTCGCCGATGGCGTGTATCAATGCCAATGCCGGACTGATTGGCTTGCAGGCCGATGACATGAAGCTTACTTATGCCTCCACCACCGGCAATGCAGATGCCGTCGTCAATTATGTGGCTATGACGGCAGACATCACTCTCGGCCAGTCATTCGCTACCAACGGAATGATAGAGTTTACAACTGACCAAATACAGGATGTGCCGGTAAATCAGCTCACAGAAGTGGTCAATGACGGCGTGATATATCAGGGCTATCTGAAAGAGGTAGACATCAAGTTCGCCAGAGAAGAAGCTGCCAAATACAAATTAATAGTCAAAAGTATTATCCT